CGAAGGACCGCTCCTCGGCCTCACGGGTCTGCGCCTCCTCGAGCGCGCTGGCGAGCTCGTCGCGCCGGGCGCGGGCCGACCCCACGTTGCGCTCCGCCGACTGCACCGCCTCCGCCTCGACCTGCAACCGGGCCACGCGCCCCACGAGACTGCTCCGGAGCATCGCCTCATCCCGCTGGTCGAACTCCTCTCCGCGCTCGCCGGCGCGAGCTCGGGCGCGCTCCACGAAGCCGCGCATGATCGCCTGGAAGGTGTTTTCCCCCTCGCGCTGGTCGCCGCCGAGCACCGCGTCGAGGACCTCGCGATCCTCACCACGTCGGGCCCGGATCGGCGCCTGGGCCGCGCGGAGGTCGCGCTCGCGCTTCGAGAGCTCCTCCTCGGCGGCGGCGAGCGCGTCGCGCTGCTCCTCGACCGACTGCTCGCCCCGATCGAGGGCGAGGAGGCGCTCCTGCTCCTCGCGCACCTGGCGGATCGCGTCCACGCGGTCGAGGAAGGTCTGATTCACGCGCTCGTTGCTGGCCGCGAGGTCCTCGTTCGCGTCGTCCGTGCCCTGCAGCAGCGAGATCACCGTCGGGAGCAAGCCGACGACGACGCCCAGCACGGTGCCCCAGATGCCGAACGACGCGCCGAGCTGGAAGGCCGAGCCGCCCATCATCGCCATCTGGGTGCCAAACTGCTGCATGCCCGGGACCGCGGCGCCGACGCTGTAGCCGAGCTCGGCGAAGACGTTGACCAGGCCGCCCATCTCGCGGCCCGTGTTCTTGCTCTCCTTGCTGACCAGGTTCAGCAGCCGGCCGACGCCTCGCGCCCCGTCCTGGGCCGGCTCGGACGCGGCCTCGACGGCTGCCGTCTGCCGCACGGCGTTGGCGAGCTGACTGCCCGCCCCGCTCGCGGCCTGCGCCATCTCGCGCTCGGCCCGCGCGATGTTGCGCGCCTCCCCGGCGAACCGCCTGGCCTTCTCGCGCGCCTCGACGAGACGCACCGAGAGCTCGCGGATCTCCTGCTCGCTCGCCTCCCCGCTCGAGCGCATGTTGCGCAGCTCGCGGCTCAGCCCGTTCGCCTCCGTGCGCGCCTCGAGCTCCTTGAGGCGCATCTCGGTCAGCGCCGCGCTCGCGTCCTTGGCGCTCTTCCACGCTTCGGCGCCGACGATCCCGAACTTGTCGGCGATCTGCCGCGCCGTCGCGGTGACCTCGTCGACGAGCTTGAGGCGGAGCGAGGCGTCGAGGGTCGTCACTGTCCAGGCTCCTCAAAGGCGGGGTGCAGCAGCGCCGTCTCCGCCCACCAGTCGAGCTCCGCGAGGGGGAGCTCCTCGAGCTCAGATCGGGGCCAGCCGAAGTGCCGGCCCACTACCGAGAGGAGCCGTCGCCAGCCCCTCGGAATTTTCCCAGCTGTCGACTCACCGCGACCTGCACCGCCATGTAGTCGGCGTCGCATTCGAGTTCGCCGACCGCGCCCTTCGGCGTCACGAGCTCGTCGGCGTAGGCGTCGATGCCGAAGTTCGCTGCGCGCGCCGTCCGGTGATGACGCACCTTCACGCGTCCGACCGTGAGGCGGTGGAGCTCCTCCCCGTCCACGATGATCGGGCGCTCGAGCCGGACGATGACGGTGCCGTCGGCGTTGTCGTCGAGACGCTCGGCGCACTTCGCGCGGTAGGCGTCGAGCTCGACCTCCGCGATCGCGTCGCCGAGCACCTCCGCCGCGCTGCCCTCGAGGCGAGCGAGGGCCTCGCGCACCGCCTGCGGGCCCGCCGCGACGAGCCGACGCGCCTGCTCCTGCAGGTCGAGGGGCGTTGCGGCCTCCGCGTTCACGTCTGCTCCGCCGGCTGGCCGGAGAGGCTGATCTGCACCTCGCCGTTCTCGAGGGTCCCGAGCTCGGTGGTGAAGGCGCCGCGGACCACGTAGGTCCGGCCGGTGTCGCAGATGTACTCCGCCACGCCCTCGGTGAAGTCCCGGAGCGCGAGGAGGTCGGTGTCCGCCACGTGCACCATCGTGGCGACGATCTCCGCCGGCACGATCGTCTCGCGGTAGTAGACCTGCCCCTGGTCGTCGGCGTCCGCCTCCCGCTGGACGCCGCCGACCTGCAGGCTCGCGCCCGGCTTGGACCGGAGCGGCGTGCCGTCCAGCTTGATCGTGACCCTGCCCGTCTTCTTCGCCATGCGCTCTCCTCAGACCCGGAAGGCGATCTTGCTCGCCACGGTGACGAGCTCGTTGATGAGGTTCGGCTCCATGAGCACGTCCACGCGCTCGGCGTCGCCGTCCGGGCGCTCCGCCAGCAGCGACGCCCGGAACGCCTCGAAGTCCTCGACGTAGCCGCCGCGCTCGCGCTCCCGGAACCAGGCCAGCGCCTCGCTCTTGAGCGTGCTCGGCGTGACGACCGGCACGCCCGGATCCACCTCGGTGCCGTCGTCCGCGAGCAGCCGCCGAGAGTACTTCGCCGCGATGCGCCGCACCCAGTCCTGGCGGAGGAAGCTCGCCACCCGGCGCCGGCTGAGCGGGCGCCAGGTCTCGCTCGGCTGCCCGAACGCGTCGGCCTGGTAGGTCGTGACGAGCCGATCGAGGATCACCTGCCCGCCCGGGTCGACGCGGAACGTGCTGATCCCGTCCTCGAGCAGCAGGTTGCGGCTCTCGTGGTTGAAGCGCTGGTCGGGCTTCGGCGCCACGACGTCCGGGAGCGTGAGCCCGACCCGCGGCAGGCCCGGGTGACCGATGGCCGCGTCGCGCCCCGCCATCTGCGCGGCGGCGATCCAGGGCGCCGTCGGGCTGAACCCGAGGCCCAGCACGGTGGACTCCGGCGCGTTCTTGGCCGCGCCGTAGGTGGTGAGCGTCCCGACGTCGCCGCGCTTGGCCGCCATCACGTGGCCGTCGAGCATCCGGGTCGCCTCCCAACGCGAGGCCACCTCCGCCTCGAGCTGGCCGAGCGACACCGCGTCGGTGAAGTCGATGACGATTGTGTCGTAGGTGGTCTCGTCGAAGACGGCGACGGCCGCCGAGAGGTCCGGCACGCCCGCGCCCCCGCTGATCGCGGTGACCACGGCGCCCACGCCGGCCGGCAGCTCGTCGCCCTCGCGGAAGTTCACCTGCAGGTCGATCTCGTCGCCGTTCACCCCGGCCCACTTCGCCGTGAAGGTCACGGTCCCGGCGGCGTTCACGGCGTTCACCGGCAGCTGCGGGTCGGCCGAGACCGCGCCCGCCAGCGCGTCGCCGATCTGCGTCGCCGTCTCGCCGCTGGCGACCGGGACCTCGACGAGCTCGCCGGCGACGTAGACCGCCAGCACGCCCGCGGCGGTCGCCGGCCCGGTCAGCGCGATCTGGCCGCTCGCCGCGGTGCCGCCGCCGGGGGCGGCGACGCCCATCGCCGTGAGACGCGCCTGCCGGCTGACCCGCTTGAAGGCGCGGCACATCCGGGCCAGCGGACTGCCGGCGCCGAAGTAGCCGTCGCCCTCGGTGTCGCCCACGATCAGCTGCTTGCTGAGCGCCGGCGCCGTCCCCGCGGGCAGCCGGGTGCCGATCAGCAGCACGTGCGTCAGCGACTGGCCCGGGGCCCCCAGCGGGTCGAACTCCGCGAAGAAGGCGGGCGAGCGGTTCGGGTCGGGGATCTCGTTGAAGGTCACCATGCTCAGGTCTCCAGGGTGCCGGTCGCGCTCGAGCTACCGCCCGCGCCGCCGCTCATGTCGCGGTCGATGTCGAGGGTCTGTGTGGCCGACACGTCGACGCCCTCCTCGGGGTCGAGATCCATGTCGGTGTGCACCGTGCGCAGCGCGCTGAGCGCCGCGACCAGGCCCTCGGGCGTGATGGTCGTGGCCTGCTGCCAGGTCACGGCCCAGAGGCTGTAGCCCTCGCGCGCGACGTCGGTGCCGAAGAGGTTCTGGGCGCGGACCTTCCGCGCGGCCCGCGTCGCGGCGGCGAAGTCCTCGCCCCGCTCGAGCTCGTGGATGATGGCCAGCGACAACAGCGCCGCGAAGTCACCCGCGGAGCCGTGGCCGGCCCGGATCGCGTCACCCTCCCGTGTGAGCACGAAGGCAGCCCAGGCGAGCTCCGCCTGCAGCTCTCCCGTCTCGTCGACGGCCTCGGGAACACCCACGCACGCCACGTACACCGACGGCGCACGGGCCCCGAGGCGCTTCACTTCGCCCTGCCGGAACTCGCCGTCGTGCGCGGCGGCGTGGACTCTCGTGCCCGCGAGCGAGCCGAACCGCGTCACGTACTGGTCGCGCAGCTCGATCACAGCGCCTCCCCGAGGAAGCGGGCGGCGACCTCCTCGAGGGCTTCGGCGTCCTCGCTGCCGATCCCGAGGTAGGGGCGCGCCTTGATGCCCTGGCGGGGCGAGCCGAACATCTGCGGCGCCGCGTAGACGACGCTGCTGCCCACCTCGACGCCGCTGGCGATCAGCTGGTGGGTGATCGAGCTCGCCAGCTTTCGCGAGCGCTCGAGCACGGGGTGAGCCGCCGGCTGCGCGCGCGGCGCCCAGGGCCCGCCGTCGGGCGAGCGCTTGTCGCTCAGCAGCCGCTTCTTCGTCTGGAAGGCGAGCTCGCGCCCCAGGTCCTCGAGGAGCGGGTCGAGCTCGACCGTCTCCAGGTGGCGGATGCGTTCCCGGAGGCGGTCGAACTCGCGGATGTCGACGGTGACGGCCATCAGAAGATCCGCGTGGTCTTGTCCTTGGTCCAGTCGCCTTCCGAGGGCTCGGTCTCGACCTCAGCCGTCGGGGTGTCGATCTCTGCGTCGGGGGTCGCCAACGACGCCCGGCCGCGCGAGACGTCGCGCAGCCAAGCGAGCGCGTCGTCGTGGTCGCGCCGCTGGCTCTCGGTGACGTCGTTGCCCGCGAGCCGCGTGATGGCGATGCGGATCACCGCGTCCACGAGGGCCTCGGGGAAGGGCGCGCTCAGGGGCAGGAGGTGCGAGATGTAGCTGTCCGCGACGGAGCTGGCCTTGCGCAGGGCGCTCGCCACCGCGGCGGCGTCGTGCACGCCGTCGTGGTCGCGGTCAGCGATGGCGAGGAACTCGCCCTCACCGATCGCCTCCCGCATCTGCGTCTCCGTCGCGTACGGCACGCGTCAGCGCTCCTCGGCCTTCGCCAGCCGGTCCTCGTACTCCTCGGGGGTCTCGAGGATCGGGTCGGCGAGGAGGGACTCGAGCTGGCTGCGCGTCAGCTCCGCCGTCCGCAGCTCGGTCCAGTCCGGCCCGAAGACGAACCCGGCCCGCGAGTGGCGCTTCCGCCCGTCCTTCACGTGGAGGTGGATGACCGGCGGAGTGCCGGGCGGGACCGGGGCCGCGCTCGGCGCCTTCGAGCCGAAGGAGATGGCGCGGCCGATGGCGGAGGAGATCCGGTCGTCGAGCTCCTCGCGGGTGACGAACGGCGCCTCTCCGTCGGTGAGCTCCACCGCCGCGCCCTTGGCGGCGTCGAGCTTCGCCTCGAGCGCCTCGATGCGGGCCTCGAGGTCGCTGACCGCCAGGCCCGCGAGCTCGCGCACGTCGTCGAGCTTCTTCTCGAGGCCGGCGATGCGCTGCTCGAGCTCGGCGCTCGGGGCGGCGTCCGCCGCGGTGGTGTCGGTGTCGGGCGCCGCGTCGGCGCTCTTGTCGGTCTTGCTGCGAGCCATGATCACTCCCGGACGAGGTTGGTGACGAAGATCTCCAGCGCGCCGTTGAGCGTGTTGGTGGCGCCGGCGGCGTTGCGCTCGGCCGCGAGCAGGTCCTTGGCGGGCCACTCGAGCTCGGGCGGAACGACCAGGAGGTTCGGGCTGACCTTCATGTCCTGGCCCTCGTCGTTGACCTGCTCCCGCATGGCCTGGATGCCGCCCTGCAGGTTCGTCGCGTCGAGGGTCGCCTTGCTCTTGTAGGCGAGCTGCCAGAGCGCGAAGCCGGCGTTCCCGCGCGCGTCGACGCCGTACAGGAAGCGCTTGTGGTGGAACGCTTCGTCGTCGACTCGCTCGTTGTCCTTGCGGATCATCTTCACCGGGGTTCGCGGCTGCCAGATCATCGGCTTGAGCGGCCGCGTGGTGTCGAAGAGGTACCAGGGGGCGGCGGCGCCGGCCTGGAGGTTCGAGACCGCACCGAGCGTCTCGTGGGGGTGCGAGGCGCTGAAGAACGGCTGGCCGTCGTAGGCGAGCTCGGTCTCGCCCTGGCGGAGGGCCTCGAAGACGGTGTCGGTCGGCCACTCGGCCGCGCTGATGCCCATCTCCTCGAAGAGCGGGCCGTAGACCCCGAACTCGTCGTCGGCGATTGCGTTGCGCTCGACGGCGATGGTCGCCTCGAAGTCGCGGTTCTCGATCGCGTGCTTGTGGGCGGCGACCTGCTTGATCACCCGCTCGTCGAGCCACTCCCGCATCTTCGGGGACTGGCCGAGCCACGGGTAGACGTTGCGCGCCGTCGAGGAGGGGACCTCGGTCGCGATGCGCGTATGCGCCATCTGCTCCTGGCGACTCCGGAACGCGCGCTGAAAGCGCATGTTGAAGGCCTGGTAGAGCTCGTTGAGGGTGGAGCGGTTGATGTCCATGTCGTGTCTCCGTGCTTCCTTCGTGGACGCGAGCCCGGCTCAGCCGAGCTCCACCCAGACCCCGTCGCCGTCGACGTCGAAGACCTTGCCGGCCACCGAGCGCGTGCTCGTGCCGTTGGTCTTCGCGACCGTCTGATCGTCGACCCAGTAGCAGTCGTTGCCGATGTCGGCGGCGACGATCTCGTCGGCCGCCGCGCTGTTGAGGTAGTGGAAGACGCCGCGACGCACGCGGGCCGTCTTCGCCCCGGCGGCGCCGCCGGTGTTGTCGACCGACTGCTCGAAGCGGCCGACCGTCTTCAGGCCGGTCGCGGTCGAGGCCGGCTCCACCGTGGCGCCGTTGAGCACCGCGCCGCCGCCGGCGTGGCACACAGCGCCCGCGGAGACGCCCAGCGTGCGCTCCACGCCGGTTCGCTCGTGCGTCTCCTTCCTGGGTCCAGTCAGTGCAGGCATCTCGCTCGTCCTTTCCCGGGCTCCCCCGGCGGTTTCAGCCCTGCACCTCGGTCAGGGACTTGGCGTACTCCTCGGGCGTCATGCCCATCTGCTGGGCGATGACCCGCTGCGTGGCGGTCAGCGCGGCCGGCGAGCCGGTCGGCTTGTCGTCGGTCCGCGAGTCGTCCGCCGCGATGGCGGGGAGCGCCTCGAGGATGGCCTTGACCGAGGCGAGCCCCTCCGGGGTTCCGCACATCGCGCGGTAGTGCTCGAGCGCCGCGGGCGGGATCTTGCCGGCCTTGCGACCGCCCTCGAGCACCGCCTCGACCGCGGCCGCGTGCGCGTCCCGCCGCCCCTGCTCGAGCTGCTGCTCGAGGGCCGCCAGCTGGCCCTGCACGGCGGTGAGGTGGGCGCGCGGGACGAGCTCGCCCAGCTTGTCCACCGCGGTCGCCAGGACCTCGTCGTGCGGCGTGCCCGCCTTCAGCCCGAGCTTGCTGCCCAGCTGCTCCACGAGCGCGCCGCGGCGCTGCAGCGCGCTGAGGACCGTCGCTTCGTCCGCGGTGTCGGCCAGCGCCAGCACCGTCGCGATCGCCTTCATTCCCATGTCGTCTTCCTCCGAAATGCGGCCCGCGACGTCGGCGAGCGCTTGGTCGAACGAGGTCACCACCTGGTCGGCGAGCTGCGCGTCGACGGCCGCCTGGCCGTGGATCACCGCGCCGTCGAGCCCCCGCACCGTCGCCGCGTTGACTCCGCGGTGGGTGGTCACGTGCGCGAAGAACACGTCGCCCATGGCGTTCACGCGGGCCTGCAGCGCGCGCACCGCGGCGTCGTCGATCGGCAGCTGCGGCGCGCCGTCCAGCTTGCGGGCGCCGGTGGTCACGAATCGGTGCGCGATTCCGAACGCCTCGAAGGCCTGCGAGTAGCTCGCCATGCCGGCGAGCACGCCGATCGACCCCACCGCGCCCGTGGGCGGGATGAAGATGCGGTCCGCGACCGCGGCGAGCGCGTAGGCGGCGCTGGTCGCCTGGCCGTCGACGTACGCGAAGAGCTGCGCACCGCGCTCGTCGACCATCGCCCGGAGGGCCTCCGCCGTCTCGAAGCATCCGCTGACCAGCCCGCCGGGGCTGTCGATGGAGAGCACGACGGCCCGGGCGCCCTCGTCGAGCGCCGCCGCGACTCGCGAGCGGATCCCCTCGTAGCTGTCCCACCAGAAGGCCGCGTGATGCATGAGCGGCCCGCGGACCGGGACCACCGCGATCGCTCCGTGCGAGGCGGACTCGCCCGCGGCCCGCGAGAACGAGCCCCCGAACGCCGCCGGCAGCAGCGCTGCGGGCTCCTCGGGCGCGAAGCACCGGAGCTCCGGCGCTCGAGGGTCGGGCGCGTCGTGGCGGGGGGTCTCGGGGCGAGCCTGAGGCACGAGGATGGGGTGACGCGACCAGCGGCCCGTTGTCTACGGGCCGGAGTTTCACGCCGCCTCGTCTTCGTCTTCCTCGCGCTCGTCCTCGGGCTCTTCGACCGGATCGGTCGGCGGCTCCGGCTCCTCGTCGTCCGCCGTGGCGGCGCCGTGCGGGCCCCGGCCGACGCCCGAGCTGAGCAGCTCGGCGCCCTCCTCGGGCTCGCTGAGGCCCAGCCGCCGGCGCACCTCGCGCTGGTCGACGCGAAGGCCGCGGTCGACGAGCTGCGAGACCGCGGTCGCGAAGGCCACCGTGTCCTCGGCCTGCTCGACGTGGAGCAGGATCCGCGGGTAGCGCTCCCGAGGCCCGAAGTTCAGGTCGATGAACGGGCGGACCAGGTCGCGGTTGAGCGTGGCGCTGGTCTGCCGGTTGTCGTGCTGGGTGAAGTCCAGGCGGACCGCGTAGTGCGTCTCGGACTGGCTCTTCGAGCTGCCCGAGTCGGTGGTCATGGTCTGGCCGACGACCGCCTTCGAGATCTGCTGATCCCACCAGTTCAGCGCCGTGACGAACTCCGCCGGCCCGCCGCGGCCCTTGGCCTCGAGGAGGTCGACGGTCACGCCCTCGGGGACGATGGCCGTCGCGTCGCTGCCCAGCCGGCGCAGGTTGCGCAGCAGCTCGCGCTTGTCGGACGCGCTGTAGCCCTCGCGCGGGTACTTCCCGACGCGGGCGGGGATGCCCATCACCTCGAGGAAGCGGACGAGGTGCGGCGCGCTGAATCGCTTCGCGGCGTACGCGATCGACACGATCCGGGCGAGCCCACCCCGGGCCGGCAGGCCGCTCTTGAGCTGCGGGTTGTGCACGACGTACTTCGCCGGCGGCAGCGGCACGCCGTCGGTGCTGGCGTCCCGCAGTCGCAGCGCGCAGAGGGTGCGCGCGTCGAGGCGGTACCACCGCGGGTCACGCCAGCGGTAGTCCCGAGGCCACCAGAGCCCGTCGGGCCCGTCGGTGTCCCAGAGGATCTCGGTGATCGAGTAGCACTTCCCGATCGCGTCCTGCATGTGCAGCAGCAGAACGCCAAACGCGTCCTGGCGGGTGAGCTCGCGGACCGCGTCGGCCCGCCGCACGTCCTCGGGATCGTCGCTCGCCGCCTCGACCACGACCTGGCTCGAGCACACCGCGAACTTCCGCTGGCTCAGCGTGGAGCGGTACTGCGGCTCGCGCTCCTCCATCTCCTCGGCGAGCGTCAGGTAGGCGTCGACGTCGCCCTCGTCGGCGGCGAGCATGAGGGCGGCCAGGCGCTCGGGCGTGAGCGTGGAGGCGACCGAGTCGGTGACCGGGCGCAGCCAGTCGTCCTCGGGGTCGGCGTGCTCCCGGGAGAGCGAGCTCGTGTTGATGGGCGCGCCGCGGTGGTCGTAGAGCTGGGGCATCAGAAGAACCTCGGTGGGGGGTCTTTGTCGTCGGGCAGGTGGGTGGTCACGTCGACCGGCGGAGCGTCGGCATCCCAGATCGCCATCAGGAAGGAGTCCGCCTTATTGGGGGAGCGCTTCAGTCGCTTCCGGATGTCGTCCTTCTTCTCGACCTTCAGCCGGTTCTTGTCGTCGAAGCCGTACTGCACGACGAGGAGCTCCTGGGTCAGCTCTGGCACCGGAGGCAGCATGCCGCCGTCACGGGTCCAGTCGGCGCCGTCGAACCAGTGCTGGCTCCGGGTGTTGAAGTACTTCTCGTCGTCGGGGGCGCGCTTCGACACGTCGACGTCGACGACGCGGATCTCCTTCCGCCGCGTCGCCTCGTGCCTCCGGAGGGCGTCGACGGCCGCCGCGCCCACGCTCTTGCCGTCGACCTTCACGCGCGTCGCGCGGATGTCCCGGAGCGCGCGCCGGTGAGCACGCGCGACCTGCACGACGGCCTCCGCGATCTCGTCGCCCGTGAGGTCGCCCGCGGGCATGACGTGCGGCTTGTAGACGAACTTGCCGCGCACCGCGGTGATCACGCACTCGTCGTCTCCGAAACGCTTCGGATCGACGCCCAGCTGCAGCTCGCCGTGCACGCCGTCGTCGACGTCCTCGCCCCGGGCGCGGAGCGACGAGCGCTGCTCGAGGTCGATGCCGGCGAGCGGGTGGAGCTCGACGTGGTCGTTCCAGCGCTTCCGGGCCTCCTCGATCAGGCTGATGCCGAAGATCGACCGGGGGCCGGAGCTTGGGAACTCGCCCAGCACGCGGATCTGGTACTGCGGGTGCTCGAGGTAGTTGGCTCCGCACTCAGCCCGCTGCTCGGCGACGTAGCTCGGCAGCGCCAGGCCTTTGATCGGCGGCCGGTCGGGATGGACGACGTTCGGCGACTCCTCGCTCGACACGTGGATCGTGTGCCAGAGGCCG